GTAAATATGCTTTTGAACATTGACAACGCCCCTGAACAGGCAAGCGAGGAAGTTCAAGAGCCAGATGCCGAAACTGAAGTAGAGGCGACCGAAGCGGAAGCAGAGGAAGTTGAAGCCGTCGATGACGACCAAGCTGAGACTGAGGCTGAAGAAGTAGAGGAAGAACCTGAGACTGAAGAAGTCGAGGTTTATAGTGTGAAGGTTGATGGTGATGAGGGCGAAGCCACTCTTGATGAGTTGGTTGCGTCTTACCAGAAGACCCGCACCGCAGACAAAAGACTACAAGAGGCCGCAGAGGCGCGTAAAGCGTTGGAAGCGGATAAAGCGTCTTTTGAGCAAACCCGTGTCGAATACACTGACACGCTACAGGCAATGAAAGACTTTTTGCAGCAAGCTAATCCTGAGAAAGATGACAAGTATTGGCTTGAGCTTAATGAAAACGACCCGTTTGAGTACAACAAGCAGCAAATTCTGGAAGGACAGCGTTTGCAGAAACTTCAAGCGGTGGAAGCGGAACAGGCTCGTTTAGACCAAGAGCGCATCCAAGTTGAGCAGCAAAAGCTTTTAGAGATGATCCCTGAGTGGCGCGACCAAGAAGTTGCTTCCCGCGAAAAGCAGCAAATCGTGGATTACGTCAGTTCTAAGGGGTTCACCACTAAGACTATCAACACTTTGGCGATGGATAGCCGTCTTGTGGACATGGCCCGCAAGGCACTGAAGTTTGACGCTTTGCAAGAGCAAAAACCGATTGCGAAGAAGAAGGTCAGGAAAGCGCCAAAGATGGTCAAGAGTGGGCAACCTAAGCCTGTGGGTAACTCTGCAACAGAGAGAAAGCGTAAGGCTTTTGACAAACTGAGGAAGACCAACAGCCGCAATGCCGCTGTGGAATACCTCTTAACCCGCTAACTTTTAGGAGGCCATTATGGCAACTTATACTAGCGCCACCGCTGTTGGTGAGCGCGAAGACCTGAGTGATGTGATCTACCGCATTAACTAAGATCGGTGCGGTCTAAACTGGGTGAACTGCTGGAACCCTAAGTCAGAGATGATATGGCAATCAGCATCCAAGCTATCTACACAGCGATAGAAGGTTCAGAGACTACCTGAGGGGTTAGCCCCCTTAATAACAGGCTAGAGCGCCCAGCGCTGCAAGTACACATTGCCTTGTAGTGATGATATAGTCCAATCCTCATCGAAAGGTGAGAGGGAATTGCGATCCCGACGAAACCCCACTTGTGAGCAATGCTCAGAAGGAAACTACCAAAGGTATTTTCCATGAATGGCAAGTGCAAGAATTGGCTGCGGCTGTTGACACAAACTATGTCAACGAAGGCGCTGACTATTCTTATGTTAATCCCACTGCAACGACACGCATGGGATCGTACCACCAGATCAGCGTACAAGCAGCTAGCGTTTCAAACACGCTGGACGTTGTAGACAAAGCTGGCCGTGATAAAGAAACGGCAATGATCAAGGTGCTGAAAGGCATTGAGCAACGCCGGGACATCAACAAGTCGCTTTACAAAAACGAAGCGCGTTCTGGCTCTGACCCACGCAAAGCTGCCAAGTTAATCACTTGGATTACAAACGGTGACAAGCCGTCTGACATGGCATTTGCAACTGGTGACGGCTCTGACGCTGCTGACCTGACTGGTACTGCGGCCGCACTTACTTTGGCGAAAATCGACGCTGCTATGCTTGCTGCATACAGTGACGGCGGTTCACCAAACATGCTGCTGATGTCACCAACCAACAAGCAGAACTTTTCTGGTCTGTCTGGCGGTTCAGTCGCAACCAACCAGTTGCACATGACTGCGCCAAAAGAGGCAGCGATTATCGGTTCTGTTTCGCTGTATCTCAGCGATTTTGGCGAATTGTCTGTAACTGTAGACCGTCAGTGTCCAAACTCAGAAATGTATCTGATCGACACCGATTACGTCTGCATCGGCTCACTGCCGGGCCGGATGTTCAGCGTGTCTGACGTTGCATCAACTGGTGACGCCACCAAGTTTGCAATCGTGTCCGAATGGACGTTGATCGTGAAAGCGCCAAAAGCGCACGCAGCGGTTATCGGCCTGAACGGCTCATAAGCGAAACTACTCACAAGACCCAAAGGGGCGGCTTCGGTCGCCCTTTTTTTATGCGGAGAACTTAATGAAAAAGCTTATCAGCGCCGACCCTGAGAAGGGCAAAAAGACATTCTTTCACTCTGACGTTGACGGCAACTATGTCAGCACAGAGATAAACCTTGATCCAATCATCGACGCAGCAAAGCGTGAGGCAAACGAATGGCGACCCGGTTCGCTTATCGGCAACACTCAGAAGCACCAGCAAAAGGTCGCTGAGATACCTGCCCCGCTTTACTACGCAATGGTCGCAAAACTTGGCCAGCCCAAGCAGAACCCGAAAGCTTGGCGCAAATGGCTAAACGACTACGACAATCGTTTCTTTAGAACTTCTGGCGGTACAGTGTAATGGCAATCACGACTTATGCTGAGCTTCAGACATCGGTGGCCAACTTTCTGGCGCGTGATGACCTGACGGCTCAAATACCCGACTTTATAGCGCTTGCAGAGGCACGCATGGGTCGTGAACTTGACACCCGCTCACAGATAAAACGTGCCACAGCGGAAACCGTTGCTGGCGCTGAGTTTATCGACCTGCCGACTGATTTGCGCAAAATCCAAGGCATTAAGGTAAACTCTAACCCGGTGAAGCTGTTAGACTACGCAACGCCATATGATTACTACAACCTAACACCAAGCAACGGCACAGGCACGCCATCGTATTACACGGTGGTCGGCACAGCTATTGGCTTGCGCCCTATCCCTGACAGCGTGTTGACGATTGAGATGATCTATAGCGACGACATAGACGCGCTTAGCTCAACCAACACGACCAACACCATTCTATCACGGCATCCAGACGCTTACCTTTTCGGCGCGTTGGCTGCTGCTTCGGTATTCCTGATGGATGACGCACGCGCCGCACAATTCGATCAGGTATTTTCTCGCACGATTGGCGAGATGAAACGGGACACCGACGATGCGAAGTTTGGTGGCTCTTTAGCAATGCGCTCAGACTACGCAGTTTAACAAAGGAACAGAACAATGGCAGCACTTACAGACCACGCAGAAAACCTTCTGCTTAACTTTTTGATGACCACAGGCACGGCAACACGCCCTACAAATTGGTATGTCGCACTTTACACTTCGGCCCCAAATGATGCGTCCACTGGAAGCTCTGGCGGCACTGAGGTGTCAGGCAACGGCTACTCACGGCAAAGCGCAAGCTGGGACGCAGCTAGCGGCACAGGCGGCACGACAGCCAACTCAGGAGCCATAACGTTCACTGCCAGCGGCGGGTCGTTTGGCACGGTTACACATATCGGCATCACAGACGCTTCAAGCGGCGGCAACCTCTTGTGGCACGGCGCGATGACATCAAGCAAAACAGTCGCAGACGGTGACAGTCTTCAGTTTGCCGCTGGTGCAATCGACCTGACCATCGCTTGATCTAGGAGCCGCTAGATGGCCATCCTGACCGACTATATGGAAAAAAAGCTGCTTGACCATGCGTTTGGTCAGGCAGAATTTTCCACGCCCAGCGCGTTGTATTTAGGCGTCAGCACAACTGCGTTTGCCGACAGCGACAACGGCACAACTGCGTCAGCCAAAGAGCCATCGTCAAGCAATGCCTATGCGCGTCAAAGGTTGGACAATGTAATCACGCTTTACACTTCTGACTTTGACATCCGCAATAATACCTCAATAGATTTCCCGACCGTCACAAACAACAACTGGGGTAATGTCCAATACTGGGGTATTTTCGACGGCACAGGCAGTAGCGCCAACATGCTGATGCACGGGTCGTTTTCGTCCGGCACAACGGTAAATGTCGGGGATCAGTTTAGGATAGGCAGCCAAGATTTTGAGATCACTTTCCCAGCGTCGATTGGCGGTGATAGCCATTGGCGGCAACAAATCGCTTGGTTTCTGGGGTTTGACTACACAAGCTCACCGACTGACAATCTGCGCTTTTACTACTACACAAAAGCAAACCAAGGGTTTTCTGGGTTTTACGATGAAGCTCTTTACCTTGCATTAGGTACATCTGCGTTTACTGACGACATCTATGGGTCGAGCATTGAGCTAAGCACATCTGGCACGGGCTATGCGCGTGTTAAAATCCTAGATGCTGATGATAGTTCAGTGGATTATTTCAGCGCAGCCGCGACAAACTCAGGCCAAACAACCCTGACAAACGATGTGCCGATTGTATTCCAAGAGGCGCAAAGCTCATGGGGAACGGTGTCCCACTTTGCAATCTTTCGAGGCGCAACATCAGGCAGCTATGACGCTTCAACGCTAGGCACTGGCAATCAGGCCAGATACCCCCTGTTTCGCGGAGCGTTAAGTTCAAGCGTCAGCATTTCTTCTGGCGACCGACTGCGGTTTGCCGCTAACGGTCTGACAATAGAGGCGAGTTAATGGTAAAATTAGTCAACAGAGCAAAAATGACGACCGCAAGCACTGGCACTGGCTCGCCCATTACCCTTGGCTCTGCCTCAGATGGCTACCAGACCTTTGCAGCCGCAGGGGTGAGCAATTCTGATACTGTTCGTTATACGATAGAGGACGGTAATGCTTGGGAAATCGGAACAGGCACTTATACGGCTTCTGGGACAACGCTTAGCCGCACGGTCAGCGAAAGCAGTAATTCGGGAAATGCTTTGAACCTCAGTGGCAATGCGGTGGTTTTCGTCACGGCGATTGCTGACGATGTGGGCGTTAGGACATATGCCACCATAAGCGCCATGACATCTTCAACAGCAGCTTCGTCTGGTGCATTAGCATTTGTGACAGCTAATTCTGGATTGTACCAGAACAACGGCAACGGTTGGTATAAAGTCGCTACGGTCAACACTAGCCCCGCTATAAACTCAGTCAGCGAGACAACATCAGGCAGTACAACCGCCCTTTCCAATAGTGGTACGTTTACTTTAACCGCAGGAGCCAACACAGTAGTTACAATCACGGCCTCTGACGCTGATGAAGGAACTGACCTTGTATACAGCCATACGGTTACATCTGGAACTGCCTCTAATGTTGCAACCATTACGCAGGGTACGGGAGCTAGTGAGAATGTTTTTACTTTAGCTCCTGCTACGTCTGTGGGTGGAACAATAACCGTTCGCTTTGATGTTACGGACAATACAAATACGGCCCAGTTTACCAATTCGTTTTCACTGTCGTTTGTTCCATCATGGAATCAATCTGCTTTGGTAATGTATTCCACATGGCCTTCTACAGTTTATTCAGACACTTTTTACAACGGTCATGTTAATGGAGGTTTTTGGTTTAATTCCGCTGGAACAAAAATGATTTTATCTGACAGTGAAGGTGCGGTTAATAACACTTCAGGAAGACTTAAAGAGTATACTCTTAATCCTGCTTGGGATCATACATCAGCAACGTTTTCTCAAAACGGAAATGCGTACATTTACGCAAATAACGGATTTGACCTTACTGGCAACGGAATGACGATTGTTTATGGGGATAGTACAGATTATGTAAAATACACTAACCTTACGTCAGCGTTTGACACAAGTTCCAGAAACGGAACTCGGCAAAATGGGCCGAACGTATCAATGACGGTACGAGATGTTAAATTTTCATATGATGGGTCAAAGCTTTTTGTTTTACACGGCACGAGTAGTACAAACGCTCAATTATGGACGTATGACCTAAGTTCGGATTGGGATATTTCTTCTAATTCAGCTACGAGAAATTCATCTAGCACTTGGACTCCCTACTCAAGTTGGAGTGAAATGTTATGGACAAGCCATTTTCAGTTTAATCCCACGGGAACAAGACTGTATGCAGCGAGCACTGGTTACCATAATTTTACGTCTTGGACTTTAACTACAGCATGGGATTTATCAACCATTGGCTCTAAAGTCGAAGGCAATAATTTATATGTGACAAATTTAAAGAGATTTTTCATACGCCCCGACACTGGCGATGAAGTTTACGTCAGTAATGATAGTAGTGGTACCAGCAGTGGCACCCAAACCATTTACAGTCGTAGGGATAGTTAAGGATAGATGAATGGCTAACGTAAAGATAAGTGACCTCACCGCTGCCTCATCGGTAGCTGACGCCAATCAGTTCGAGATCAACGAAAGCGGCACATCGAAGCGCGTAACGGCTGCCCAAATCAAAACATACGTTGGTGGTGGCGGCGGCCTGTTCAAAGGCGAAAACGGTGAAACTGGCAGCAGTGCAGGAGACATCTTTCGGATCAATGAGCAAACCCTAAACACCAATACAACTATCGACGCAGACGAAAACGCCAATGCAACCGGGCCTCTAGCCATCGCATCAGGCGTCACTCTGACCGTCACAAGCGGAGGGAACTTGTCCATTGTCTGAGATACGAGCAACAACAATTAGTGATAGTGCTGGCACTGGCCCTGTTACGCTGACGAAGCAGAGTGCTGCGAAGGCTTGGGTAAACTTTAATGGGACAGGCACAGCAGCTATCCGTGACAGCTTCAACCACAGTTCACTTACAGACCACGGAACGGCAAACTATTCCAACACAGTATCGTCTGCCTTTG